GGGCTCGTAAATGTCCGACGGGTTCAAAAACTCACTCTAGTTACCAGAAGTAACCATCAAGCGGGTTGGCGCGATGCCTTCCCGCGACTCTGTGTGCCGCGCGATGCGGCCAAAGGAGACCATCATGGCTGGTGGAGGCGGACGGAACCGCTCGGGCCCGCAGCCTGACCCGAACTCGCTTCGTGGCGCTTCTCGTGCCGCGTTGCGGGTGCTTCCGGCGAAGGAATTCAATCGGGCCCACCCGGAGTTCCCGTTGCCGCGGCCGACCGTCCGCGAGGACGTGCTGTGGAACCAGGCGTGGAAGGCCCCGCAGGCTTGGGTGTGGATCGAGGAGCCGTGGCGGTGGCAGACCATCGCCTTGTGGGTCCGCCGCACCGCGATGGCCGAGTCGGATGAGGCAAATGCCTCTGACATCAACGCGATGATCCGTCTGGCGGATCAGGTGGGGATGACGCCGGCGGGCCTGAAGGAGAACGGCTGGACCATCGCCGCCGAGAAGTCGTCCAGTAGCTCCGAGAAGCAGTCGGCGCCACAGCAGCCGTCGTCCAGGGGACGGTTCAAGGTCTTCAATGGCGACGGCCAAGCGGCCTGAGTATGTCGTCGACTTCCCTACCCTCTGGATTGTCCCGGATTGGATTCAGGCTCACTGCCTAGTTCCGGACGGGTTTCAGCGGGGGAAGCCGTTCGAGCTGTACGACTGGCAACTCTGGTCGACGATCAACCACTACCGGGTCAAGCCGAGCACGTTGTGGGTGCCGGAGCGGCCGATTCTGGCACCGGCGTTCCAGAACCGCCGCAGTCTGGTGGTCGCACCGCAGAAGGTCGGCAAGGGTCCCTGGAGCGCGGCGATTGTCGCGGTCGAGGCGGTCGGGCCGGTCTTGTTCGCGGGTTGGGCTGTCGGTGGGGAAGTCTACGACTGCGAGGACCATGGTTGCGGTTGCGGCTGGGTGTACGTGTATGAGCCGGGCGAGCCGATGGGCATGCCGTGGCCGACACCGCTGATCCAGCTGATGGCGACCGCTGAGGACCAGGTCGACAACGTGTTCGGGCCTCTGCAGGAGATGATCCGGTTGGGTCCGCTCTCTGAGCAGATGCGTGTGGGCGAGGAGTTCATTCGCCTCCCGGGTAAGGGCCGGATCGACACGGTCACCTCCTCGGCGGCTGCTCGTCTGGGTAACCCGATCACGTTCGCGATGCAGGACGAGACCGGCCTGTACAACGACACGAACAAGCTCCGGAAGGTCGCTGAGACGATGCGCCGCGGCCTCGCGGGCATGGGTGGTCGGGCGATCGAGACCACGAACCCGTGGGACCCGTCTGAAGACTCTGTCGCGCAACGGACTTACGAGTCCAAGGTGAAGGACGTCTTCAAGTTCTACGAGCCGCCGCCCGCGAACTTGTCGTTCAAGAACAAGACGGAGCGAAGGCAGATCCTCTCGTACGTGTACGCGGGATCGAAGCACGTGGACATCAACGGTATCGAGGCGGAAGCGCTCGAGCTCGCCGAGAAGGACCCCGCGCAGGCGGAACGGTTCTACGGCAACAGGATCGTGTACGGCGCCGGCCACTGGCTGGAAGCCGTGGAATGGGCCAACCGTAGGGCTCCCCGAGCAGTTGAGGACGGCACGTCGATCGTGCTCGGCTTCGACGGTTCGGACACGGAGGACTGGACGGCGATCCGCGCTGAGACTGAGGACGGCTACCAGTTCACTCCCACGTTTGGGGATGGGCTGCCGACGATCTGGAATCCCGCTGACCATGGCGGGCAGATTCCTCGTCTGCAGGTTGCTGCGGCGGTCGAGGAGATCATGGACCGTTTCACGGTGGTCCGCATGTACTGCGACCCGTGGTGGTGGTCGACGGAGATCGACAACTGGTCCGCGACGTATGGGGACGACATCGTGTTCCGTTGGGCGACTGGCCGGATCACGCAGATGCACGCCGCGGCCGAGCGGCTGCATGTGGACATCACGAAGGACGAGGCCACGTGGACGCATGATGGCTGCGAGATCACGGACCTTCACGTACGGAACGCCCGTAAAGCACCGAGGACGATGAACCGCTACGTCCTCGAGAAGCCTTCCCCGACACAGAAGATCGACGCCGCGGTCACGTCAATCATCTGCCATGAAGCCGCTTGCGACGCTACAGCTGCTGAGCTTTGGCCTGACCCTGACCAGTTCGTGATTGTCATGCGATGAGGAGGTGACCGTGTCATACCCGACTACTCCCGAGGAATGGCTGCCGTATCTGGTGCAGCGGCATGACGCGGAGCTTCCCTCGCTGGAGGGGCTTGACGCGTACTACGAGGGCGAGCAGGGCCTCTCCTATATGCACCCGGAGATCCTCGCGGAGGTCCAGGACCGCCTGAAAGCCGTCATCATTGGCTGGCCTCAGCTGGTGGTGGATGCGATCGAGGAGCGGCTGGACGTCACCGGGTTCCGGCTCCCTGGTGCCGAGTCTGCCGATGAGGATCTGTGGGAGGTCTGGCAGTACAACGACCTCGACGAGCAGGCCCCGCAGGCTCACGTGGATGCGCTCGCGCTTTCCCGTTCCTATGTGACTGTGGGGGCCCGGGAGAACAGCGATATTCCTCTGGTGACTGCGGAGTCTCCTCTTGAGCTGTATGCCGCGATCGACCCGAGGGACCGGACGGTTCAGGCAGCGCTGCGTCGCATCAACCAGCCGGAGGATCTCCTGAAGGTCGCTGAGCGTTCCGCGACGCTGTACCTGCCGAACGAGACGATCTGGTACGACTGGACGAGCGGCGCCTGGAAGGAAGTCCAGCGGGACCAGCACAAGCTCGGTGAAGTCCCGGTGACGCCGATCGTAAATCGGCCCCGGCTCCGTCAGGCACGCAGGACCCGCGCGAACTCTTACCAGCTGCGGTACGGCCGCTCCGAGCTCGCTGCGGTCCTTCCGCTCTCTGACGCAGCGAACAAGCTCGCGACAGACATGATGGTCGCCGCCGAGTTCGTCGCTATCCCTCAGCGAGGGTTCCTCGGTGTGGGACCGGGTGCTTTCCGAGACAAGGACAACAACCAGCTTTCCGCGACCCAGGTGTTGATGGGGCAGCTGCTGGCGATCCCGGGTAAGGGGAACGACACGAAGACGTTCGAGTTCTCCACTGCGGACCTCGGCAAGTTCATCGACGCGATCAACGCGCTCGCGCACATCGTGGCTGCGATGGCGGGCCTCCCGCCCCAATACCTGGGCTACGCGACGGACCAGCCTGCTTCGGCGGACGCGATCCGGTCGGCAGAGTCCCGTCTGATCAAGCGCGCGGAACGGAAGCAGGTTGCTTTCGGTGGTTCCTGGGAGCGGGTGATGCGGCTCGTTCGCAGGTTCCAGGACCCGTCTTCCGCTGATGACCCTGCCCTGCACCGTATGGAGACGATGTGGCGCAACGCTGCCACGCCGACGATCGCGCAGTCCGCTGACGCGGCCATCAAGCTCTACACGGCGCCGAACGGTCAGACGCCGATCGTGCCGCTCAGGCAGACCCGTGAGGACCTCGGATACACCAACGTGCAGATCGACCGCATGCAGGACGAGGACGAGAAGGCCCGCCAACTGGACCCGGTAGCGATGCTGGGCCGCGCGGTCGACATGAACACCACGACGGGCGGCGGCGATGGAGACACCGGAAGCGCTGAAGACCGCGCACCGCAGGCAGCACCTCCTCAAAGCCAGTAGCCACACCGCCACAGCCGAGGCTAAACGGTTGTGGCGCCAACTCGAGACCGGCAACATCCGGTCATCATGGGCAGCGCAGATCCCGAGACTTACCACGGTCGTTGTCGGCGCGCAGTTGCTCGCCGGGCAGACCGCAGACCAGTACATCGCGACGGTCCTTGAGCAGCAGGACGTCGACAACGGCCAACAGGGGCAGATCGAACCGGCTGGCCTCGTCGGGGTCGCTTCGGATGGCCGTCCGTTGGACACGCTGCTGTACCAGCCCGCGGTGACTGCGGTTACTGCGATCTCTGAGGGTGCTGCTCTTGAGTCGGCGCTCGCGCAGGGCCTCGCGGCGCTGCTGACGATCGTCGCCACACAGGTCGAGGACGCGTTCCGTGTCGCCGGGACGAT